GGCAGCTACACAGGTAATGGCTCCTCACAGAACATCGACTGTGGGTTCACCAACGGCGCACGCTTTGTCCTGATTAAGCGCACCGATAGCACAGGCGATTGGTACGTTTGGGATACCGCACGCGGGATTATCGCAGCCAACGATCCGCACCTGTCGCTGAATACCACAGCGGCTGAGGTGACAACGAACGACACCATTGATCCGCTGTCTACCGGCTTCACGGTCAACCAAGTCGCTGCCACGAACGTCAACGTAAACGCTGCAACCTACATTTACCTAGCTATCGCATAAGGAGGCACGACATGCCCGAATACCGTATCCGCGCCTCTGAAGAGATCATCACCGATCTGGCACGCGCTTTCCCCAACGTCTCGATCCCGATGCCCCCCAGCGCTGACGACCTAGACGCACTGGGCGTCGACCCTGTGCTCGAGGGCGCGCAACCCACGCTCACCCGCTTTCAGTCTGCGGTGCGCTCTGGCCCCGAGCAGGACACCCTGGGCAACTGGGTGTGGGTCTACTCCGCTGTCGATTGGGATGAAGCCGCGATCACCGCTGCGACCGAGCGCCAGTGGGACGCCGTTCGTGCAGATCGCAACGCTCGCCTCGCCGCTTCGGACTGGACGCAGCTTGCAGACGTCCCGCTGAATGAGGAAGAAAAAGCAGCGTGGGCTACCTACCGCCAGGCGTTGCGAGATGTTACAACACAAGTAGATCCGTTCGAGATTACTTGGCCAGAAGCCCCGTAGTCCATTAACTGGAGAGTAACCGGTGGCAGCGGCGTTCGAGAGGACAGCGTTCGAGACGACGGCGTTCGAAGTTCCCGCCGCGTACTCACTCGTGCTTGATGCCGGAAGCTACACGTCGACCGGGGTCCAAGCCACTCTCTTGAGTGCAGAGGTGCTTGGCATTGATCCAGGCACCTTCACGACGACAGGATACCCGCAGGCGTTTAGGTTCGCCGGGATCAACACTCTGTCTGGCGCTGCCTACTTCACGGTCGGGCAAGCCGTCGGCTTCAACCGCACCTGGGTCATCAGCCACGACGGGTACATCGCCAATCTCACTGGGAACGACGCGGCGCTTCAACGTGCCTACCCACTCCCGCTCGATACCGGTGCTTACACGCTCACAGGCGAACCTACGACGCCTCTCTTCGGGTTGGGGGTGCAGCTCGACGGTGCCTCGTACTCGGCGACGGGCGCTGCCGCCGAGCTTCGTAAAACAAACACCATCACACTATCGAACGGCGAATACGCCGTTACCGGCGTCCAGGCCACCGTTATCGCCCAGCGCAAGATCCTCCTGGCTGGCGTTACTTTCGGAGTAACAGGGTCCCAGGCGGGTCTGCGTCGGAGCACAGCGCTCACTCTCGCCAACGGCACGTTCGCAGCCACGGGTGTAGTTATTAGTGGACGTCGCACGTTCATCCTTCGCGCGGATAACGGTGCGGTTACTGCAACCCCATCGAACATCAATCTTGGTTACGCCAGGAAGTTCGATCTGCTTCGGGTAAATTTCTACGCCAACGGGCAGGCAATCCAATTCAAGATGGCTTCCTTCGCTGGGGACGGCCCAGAAGTCATCACCGTGCCGTTTGAGCTTCGGGACGTCATCGTCCCGTTCGAACTCAGGGACGCCATCGTCCCGAATGACACGCGGGATCTATTAGTTACGCAGTGAGGAGTGAGCGATGCGGCTCGGAAAATTCAGTAAGACGCCTGCGGAGCGCAAGCGCTACACGATTGATTATACGGATTGGTTGGACACGAGCGAGACTGTCGCCTCGGTCGTCTACACCCCCGTTCCGGCTACCACTTTTGTGGTAGACGCTCAGTCTATCCTGACCGGAAATAAGAAGATCTCCTTCTACGTCAGCGGCGGAGACGACTTTGAAACCTATAATCTGGAAGTAAAGATAACGACCTCTACCGGACAGGTGAAAGAAGATGTCGTTGTCTTTGCCGTTCGAGACATCTGAGAGTACCACCATGGACGACATCCAGCGCACAGTCGGTAATTTTGAGGCCAAGATCGACCGCCTGGAGCGGGACGTCTCCACGCTCATCAAGAACCAGAACGAGATGCTCCAGATCCTCCACCAGGCCAGGGGCGGGTGGAAGGTGATGGTCATGGTCGGAGGTGCGGCATCAGCCGCGACCATGTTGTTCTATAAGATTGCTAGTTACATCTGGACCCTGCCGCGATGAAACTCAGCGCCCAGGGTGAAAAGCTCATCAAGGAAGGCGAGGGGCTCAAGCTCTACGCCTATGATGACAAGAACCCCAACAAGCCGTTTCTGCGAGGCAAACCGAAGGGCACGCTCACCATCGGCTACGGCCACACGTCGGCTGCCGGTGAGCCTACGGTCGTGCCGGGCATGAAGATCACCAAGGCCGAAGCTGACCGGATCTTCTCGAAGGACGCGCAGAACTTCGCTGCCAAGGTCGACGCTCTCGTTACTACGGAAGTAACTCAGAACCAGTTCGATGCCCTGGTCTCCTTTGCCTATAACGTCGGGATTGGTGCCTTTGGCAAGTCGACCCTCCTCAAGAAGGTCAACGCCCGTCAATTCGACCAGGTGCCCGCTGAGTTCATGAAGTGGGTGAACCAGAATGGCGAGCCTGTTCCGGGACTTGTTAATCGCCGTCGCGCTGAAGTGGCGGTATGGCGGCAGCTCAAGACATCTGATGTTGCGGCTGTTTCCACACCGGTCGACGTACCGAAGCCCGAGAAGCCGATTACGAAGTCCAAGATCGCCAACGCCTCGGTAGGTGTGGGCATCGCAGGCGGGATCGAGGCAGCCAACCAGTTTAGTACGGCTGTCAGTTCTGCGTCGGCTGCGCACGACAGTGTCGGGATTTTGACAGTTCTGCTCAAGTCGCCGACCTTCTGGATCGCAATCGTCATTCTGGCTCTCGCTGCCGCCATCTGGTATTGGCGGTATCAGATGCTGGAAGAAACGGGGGCGTAACCATGCCAATACTGGCTTGGTTCCTCTCGCCAATCGGACGATACGTTGCTATATTCCTGCTCGCCGTCAGCGTACTGGGCGGCATCTATTGGAAGATCCGGTCCTCCGTCCGCGAGGGCGTGCAGACCGAGATCATGACCGAAAGCCTTGGAAGGATCACGGATGCGATACGCGCTGGTGATGCTGTCAGCACTGATCCTGGGAGCGTGCTCAAGGACGACGGGCACTGCCGTGACTGTCGATAGTGTATGCGCGGTCTGGCCTGCCACGAGCTGGTCGACCAAGGACACACCCGACACGATCCGGGGGAACAAGTTCAACAACGCCCGCCGGTCGGGCTTCTGCGGAGAATGACAATGGCAAAGATGTCCAAGCGTATGGCGATCTTCGAGAAGATGGACAAGAAGGCCGACAAGAAGGCTGGCGTCAAGGAAGGCTCCAAGGCCGACATGAAGAAGGACAAGAAGATGCCTGCCTTCCTCATGAAGATGAAGAAGGGCAAGTAATGGCCAAGGACGTCTGGGATAAGCCGCGTCCGAAGGGGCTGGGCAAATCCAAGCCCCTGAGCCCGGCACAGAAGGCTGAAGCGAAAGCCGCAGCCAAGAAGGCCGGGCGTCCTTACCCCAACCTCGTCGATAACATGCGCGCTGCGCGCAAGGGGAAGTGACATGGCTAAGACACCCGCGTGGCAGCGCAAGGAAGGCAAGAACCCGAATGGCGGTCTGAACGCCAAGGGTCGCGCCTCCTACAACAAATCTAACCCCGGCAAGCCCGGCCTCAAGGCCCCGCAGCCGGAGGGCGGTCCTCGGCGTGACAGCTTCTGTGCCCGCATGAAGGGCATGAAGAAGAAGCTCACGAGCGAGAAGACTGCGAACGATCCCAACTCCCGCATCAACAAGTCGCTGCGGGCCTGGAACTGCTGAAAGGAACGATGATGGCTAAGACCCCCACGAAGAATGAAGCGGTTACTCCCGAAGTAACCGTGACGGTGACCGAGCAGAAGGCCGAAGCCGCTCCGGCTCTCAGCAAGGCGACGCTCGAGGAAATGGAAGCGGGCAAGAAGGCGCTCGCAAAGATCGCGGCTGGCAAATGACGATTGAAGAACTCATCAACCGCGTCTTCTCGACGCGCGACGCAGCGCACCTGACGCATTGGACGACCAAGTCGTATGCCGAGCATCAGGCGCTTGGTGAGTTCTACGACGAGGTGATCGAGCGTCTCGACACGCTGGTGGAAGCCTATCAGGGCTACTTCGGCTTGATCGGGACAGTCGGGCTCAAGCAGATCAGCTACCAGGACTTTCTGGAGTTCATCGGTGACGAGGCGAAGTTGATCTGCGAGTGCCGGTCAGAAATCGCCAAGAACACCCCGGCAATCGAGAACCTCGTCGACAACCTTGCAGAGGTCTACTTCAAGACCTTTTACAAGCTCGCGAACTTGAAGTGAGGCAAGAATGGTTGCGCTTCGGATCAACGTCTTTGGCGGGATGATCCCGGCACAGGATGAACGCCTGCTGCCGGACGGAGGCGCTGCCCTTGCCCAGAACACCTGGCTCTATTCGGGGTCCATCGAGGGGTTCAAGACCCCTCGGTATATCCGCAACCTGGTGAGCTCGACGGCGAAGCGGGTCTACCGCATCCCGAACGATCCCTACGAGAAGACGAACTTCAACAACTCGTTCTGGATGGAGTTCCAGGACGCGGACGTTGAGGTGCTCCGCGCTCCCGTGCGCGACGACAGCTACCAGCGCTACTACTGGGTCGGGCCGACGACGACGCCCGCCTACAACACCTACGCCCGCATCGCTGCCGGGTCTGCTGCCTACAAGCTCGGCATCCCGCAGCCTGCGACCGCTCCCACCGTGAACGCGCCCGTCACGCCGGAGGACACTGTCGCGCCGGTCGCAGCATCTGCCACGATCAACGGTGCGCTCGTCACGGTCATCTTTACGGAAGAGCGCAAGCTCGACGCAGTCAACGTGCCGCTCAAGACCGCGTTTCGCATCACCTCGGCAACCCGCGAGTTCGAGATCACGTCGCTTGCAGTCGACGGACCCAACCGCAAGATTGGCCTGCTTCTCAGCGAGCGCGCCGATCCGAACGAGACTGTCACTGTGGCGTACACCAAGCCAACCGGAGGCAACGATCTCAACGCCATTCAGGACGAGGCTGGCAACGACGCGCCGTCGTTCACTCTGACCTGCACGAACGAGACGCTCGACAAGACCGGACCGGTCTTCGAAAAGGCGCACGTCACGAACGCGGCGCTCACGATCTGGTTCACGGACGCCAACCCGCTCAAGACGACGGACTTGCCGAACAAGTCCGTGTTCGAGGTTATCTCCAACGGCAGCGCCGTCACCATCAGCTCATACACCGTGGATGCGGCGGCGAAGGCGGTCGTGCTCACTCTGGCACGTTCCATCCAGCCGGGAGAGACGACCTACGTCAGCTACACCGATCCGACCTACAGCAACGACACAACTGCGATCCAGGACACTGCGGGCAACGACGCTCAGAGCTTCTACCGCAAGCTGGTCACCAACTTCAGCGTTGATACGGCGGTGCCGAAGCTCGTGGCAACCTCGGCGATCAACAACATCCTCAACCTGAAGTTCGATCTGGCGCTGACGAACAACACCCCGGCTATCGCTCAGTTTGCAGTCACCGTGAACGCCGTCCCGCGCAATCCGATCCAGGTGAACACCGACGGCCCAGACAAGCTCGTCTACCTGACACTGCCGGTCACCACGGCCTATGGCGACGTCGTCCGGGTTACCTACTACGCATCAGACGGATCAGGCACGAAGATCCTGGGTTCGAACAATGTCGCTGCCGCGGCTTTCACTGACGTCAGCGTCGTGAACCAGAACCCGAATTACGCTCCATACGATCCGAACAACGGTGGGGGAGGTGCCTGATGACTGATCCTGTCGCCGTCTGGGAAGATCCCATCGTCATTAGCCGCTCCTACGTCTACACCTATGTTTCCGAGTACGGAGAGGAAGGACCGCCAAGCGCGCCTACCGTCAAGACAGGCAATGTCGGTCAGACGTGGAACCTGGTCATTCCAGATCCAACTGCTCCGCAGCTCGTCAATCGCTCGATCACCAAGAAGCGCATCTATCGCACGGTGACGGCGCTGAACGGCACGGCCTCCTACTATTTCGTCGCCGAGATCAACGTGGGCATCACGGCGTTTGCCGACACCTACGCTGACGACGACATCACGGGTAACGGCGTCCTCGAGAGTGAAGGCTGGACCGAACCGCCCGCGACCCTCAAGGGCTGGGTGGCGATGCCGAACGGCATCATCGCCGGGTGGAAGGACAACGAGATCTGGTTCTCCGAGCCCTATCGTCCGCACGCCTGGCCCGCCGAGTATGTGGCAGTCGTGGATTACCCCGTCGTCGGTTGCGGCGTCATGGGGCAGACGCTCGTCATCTGCACCACGGGCTCTCCGTGGACGGCGACCGGCGTGCATCCGTCGGTCATGTCGCTCGCCAAGATCAACTCTTACGAGCCCTGCGTGTCTCGCGGGTCGATCATCTCGACACCTGGCGGCGTGATCTACGCCAGCCCGAACGGGCTCGTGGTTGCTGTGCCCGGTGCCGTCAATGTCCTGACCAACGGACTTATCGGTCCGGCAGAGTGGCAGGCGGCGACTGACACGAGCAAGCTGCGCGCCGTTCAGTTCAACACGGCATACATGGCGTATCAGGCTCCCGGCACGTCCGGCACCAAGGGCCTGATGATCGAACCATCACAGGCTTACACCCGAAATGGGTACATCGAGCTGGCTGACAGCTCCTACACGATCACGAACATCATGGCCGACCCGTGGTCGTCGACGCCCATCATCATTCGCGGCGGTCAGATCTATGTGCTCGACCAGCCCGACGGGACGAACCTCCAGCCGTACAAGTGGCGGTCGAAGATCTTCAAGATGCGCGACAAGGAGAACCTCGCCGCGATGAAGGTCTACTTCACGGTGCCGACGGGAGCGCCGACGCTCACCACGGAAGTGGTAAGCCCGACGACGCTGACCGCCACCATGTATGGGATCGTGCGCGTGTACTGCGATGGGGTGCTGCGTTACTCCCGAGAGTTACGGGTGTCCGGCACCGAGTTCCGCCTGCCGTCCGGCTTCAAGGCCGAGGAGTGGCAGTTCGAGGTCGAGGCGCGTGTGAAGGTCACGGACATGCAGGTGGCAAGCACCTCGAGGGAGCTCGCCAGTGTCTAATCGAAATAATCGAAACAACCGCTACACGGCGATCCCGGAGGTCCGTGATGACCTCCAGAGCATCGCCACGGCGGTGCGCGCTCTGAAGCAGACAGTCGACGTCCTGTCACGGCAGTCGGGCAACGAGGACGACTGGGCTGCCACGGTTGCCGATCTGACCACAGCGGTCACGACTGCCGCCAACCAGGCGACCAATAACACCGACTGGAGCCAGCTCCTCAACGATCCGACTATCGACGTCATCTTCGACCGCGCTGCGGCCAAGGCGGATCGGCTCGCGCAGGATACCCGTGACGAGGCGCGTATCGCGCTCGCCAAGCTCCAGACCGCTTTCGATAACTTTCGCAACGGCTACGTCGACGACAACGCCGTCATCAAGGCGTCGATCACGCAGCTCGAAGCGAGCGTCGAAGAGAACAACGCCAGGATCTCGAGCGAAGAGCTCGTTCGCGTCACTGCGACACAGGCCCTGGCCGGTCGCATCGACACCGTGAGCGCCCAGACGCAGGGCAGCCTCGCGGCAGTCACCAACGAGATCCTTGCACTGTCCGGCCCAACTGGGGCCATCGCCACGCAGATCAACGCGGTGACGACGGCGTCGACCAACGCCAAGACCTACATCCAGTCGACGCAGCCGCAGTCTCTGACGACGAACGCCTACTGGGTCGATCTCAACGGCGCGACGCCGGTCGTCAAGCAGTGGTCGGGATCGACGTGGACCACGCGCACGGCGACCATCGCAGCGACGGCTCCGAGCTCCCCTGCCACCAACGCGCTGTGGTTCGACACGACGGTCAGCCTGCTCAAACTGTGGAACGGTTCGGCCTGGGTGACACAGGCTGCGTTCGTGCAGTCGCGCACACCGACGACGATTGCAGTTGGTGATCTCTGGCTCGACACGACGCAGGCCAACGCACTTAAACGTTGGAACGGCACGGCGTGGGTGACGGTTGCAAACGTCGACAACCTCGGCGTGCTGCTCTCCACGTTGGTGACGGAGAGCATCTCGAAGACCGATGCCGACCGCACGACCGCGACGCGCATCGACAACCTGATCTCGCTGGCTCCCGACGGGAACTCGGCGACTATCAACAACACCCAGATTACGACGGCGACGCGCACCGAAGCGCTGGCGAGCGACCTCACGAACCTCGAGGTCCAAACGACGGGTGGTTCGGCGGGGGGCTTCTATCGGCTGCTGGCCTCTGCGTCTCCCGCTGACGGAGCGCTGGCCGAGTTTCAGATCCAGGTTCGTGCCGCTCAGAGTGGGGCGAACTCGACGTACTCGACTGCCGGGATGCGTATCCAAGCGATGTCGAACGGCACGAGCCGGGTCAAGTTCAACACCGACCAGTTCATCATTGCCAACGCGACTGACACCTACACACCGTTTGCGGTCACGAGCGGGCAGCTCGCGGTCAATGCGCTGATCGCTGCGGCCAATGTCAACGGCCAGCTCACGACGTCGCAGATCGCCGGGCTGGGTGCGTTCGCTACACTGAGCAAGATCCCTGCGGCGAGTGCAGCGACGTATATCGACAACCTCGCAGTTTCGAGTGCGCTGATCGCCAACGGTGCCATTGTCAACGCAAAGATCGGCGATGCCGAGATCACCAGCGCAAAGATTGCCAACGCCGCGATCACGAACGCAAAGATCGGCAACGCTGAGATCACTACACTCAAGATCGGAGCCAACCAGGTCACGGTCCCGGTCCGGTATTCGTTTGGTTCGGTAGCCGGAAGTGGGAGCACATTCACTGGCTCGTTCACATTACCCGACGCCGCCAATGTCCTGCTGGTTGTCTCCGTCGCACTGCCGAACGACAACAATTACTATGTGGATGATACCGGGTATGGTTACACCACGGTCGTCTATGGCGTCAGTTCAAGTGCTACGGCGTTCTACCCGCTATCGTTCTCGTCGCGAATACAGATCAGCATTGACGGTGTTGGAGTGTTCGATGAAACGCCGCCGCACATGCAAGGCGCGTTGAGTAGTGTGATCGCATCGCGTTCAGTCGCGAGCGGTGGCACGAAGAGCTTCAGCATTACCATTACACCCAGTACGGTTAATGCCGGTGGTTACCCCTCAACAGGATCGTGCCCCCGTAACGTCACAGCGTTTATATTGGCAGCAGCGCGATGAAGGCGATCTATTACGATATAACGACTGGCGTCATCACAAAGGCTATCGAAGCCACGGATGAGATCGTCGCTCTGAACCAAGGGCCGAACGAGGCGATCTTGGCGAGCGACCCGCCAGACAACATCACCGAGTACATGGTTGTTGCGGGTCAGCTTCAGAAGAAACCAGAGATGCCCCTCATCGTTTCCGGCACGACGATCAGCAATATCCCTGTCGGTGCGGAGCTTCTGATCCCCAACGAGCCGAACTATATCGTCGACACGGGGTCGGTTACTCTCAGTGGTAACTACCCTCAGTCGATCCTTGTGACGTTTCAGCACCCGCTCTATCTGCCCGCCTCAGTCACGGTGGTGGTATGATTATTCAGATCAAACAGAATTACGCTGGTCTCAGGAAGGGCGAGTACCCCTCATCCGGCGACCAGCTCGACGCCGTTTTCAAACTGGCCAAAGCACTCAAGGACGCCGGTATCGAGCTCCCCGCCGATACGCTGGCGTGGATCGACCAGTGCCAGGCCATCAAAGACAAGTACCCAAAGCCGAATGATCGTAACCAACAACCCTGAGCATGGGCACGCGGTAGCACGCGGTGCGGGCGTCACTTTCAACCCGGCAGTGGATGTGGTCCTAGCCCGTGTTGTCGATGGCGAACTACGCGGTGGTGTGATTTTCAACAATTATACCGGTGCCAGCATAAACGTGCATATCTGGGGTAAGAACCCAAAATGGATTGACCGCGACCTGTTGTGGATGACTTGCGACTATATGTTCAAGCAGCTTGGTTGCAAGAAGGTATTCGCTCAGATACCAGCAAACAATAAGCGATCACTGGACTTTTCTCTTAACTTCGGGTTTAAGATAGAAGCCAGGATCGCTGACGTGTTCCCGGACGAAGACTTGTTCGTGCTCTCGATGTTACGCGAAGACTGCCGCTGGCTGAACCTCAGACCCAGCAAAGCGTTCTTGAAAGAGGAGGCTGCCTGATGGGCGGTAAATCTAAGGCTCCGCCACCCCCGGATTACAGCCAGCTCGCTGCCGCTTCTGAAAAGTCTGCAGAGTATTCCTACAAGCTCGGACAGGAACAGCTTGCTTGGGCCAAAGAGCAGTACGCCCAGGATCGCGAGATCTCCGACCGTGTCATCGGTCGTGCTATGGAGATCATGGACGCGAACCAACTGGCTGCGGAACGGGATCGAGCGTTCTACGAACAGAATTACAGGCCACTCGAGCAGGATCTGATCCGCGACGCGCAGACCTATGGCAGTGCCGAGCGGCGCGAGCTCGAGATGGGTCGCGCCGAAGCCAACGTCGCTCAACAGTTCGAGCAGGCACGGCAGGCTGCAACCCGTAACCTTGAGAGCTTCGGCATTGACCCAAGCTCGACGCGCTACGCGGCCCTCGACATCGGCGTGCGTACCAATCAGGCGGCTGCTACGGCGGCTGCGGGCAACCAGGCGAACGCCCAGGTCGATGCGATCCAGCGCGCTCTTCGCTCCGAAGCCATCAACGTCGGCAAGGGCTATCCCGGCCAGGTCGCAGCGACCTACGGTACAGCGCTTCAGAGCGGCAACCAGGCGGTCAACTCCGGCCTTGCCACCACAGCATCGGGTGCCAACACCATGGGCACCGCCACCCAGTGGCAGGGTCTGGGCAACCAGGCCGTCGGCCAGTGGGGCAACATCCTCAATATGGGCTACCAGAACTCGCTTGATGCGTGGAAGGCCAACCAGCAGAGCTCGTCTGGTATCGGCACCGCGCTCGGCATGGGGCTTGGTCTGCTCACCACACCATTGAAGGGTACGGCGCTTGGGATGCTCGCCGATGGCGGTGCGGTTCCCGAAGCGGCGTCGCCCACTCGCGGGCAGGCGGTCGACGATGTGCCTGCACGTCTCAACGCTGGCGAGTTCGTCGTGCCGAAGGAGGTCGTCTCCTGGGTCGGCGAGAAGACCATGCACCAGATGATCGAGAAGGCGAAGAAGGAGAAGACGGAGCTGCCGCAGCGCTCCGGTGCGATCCCGGACGTCGCCGTCGTGCCCGGACCTGAGCGTCCGAACTTCGTGTCCCGTCCAGGAGCTATCTGATGTCCTTTGCTCAGGAGATGCGCGACTTCGCCGCTGGCTACAAAGCCATCGCGGAAACCAATCGCCGCAGTCGCTATGCCCGCGACAAGGAAGATGAGGCCGAAGACATCTACGCCGGTTACGGCGGTGACGATGGCAAGAAGGGTGGCGGGTTCCTCGACACTCTGAAGGGCTTTTTCACTGGTGGCGACAAGCCAACCGAAGGCGCTGTGCCTGCTCCCGATAGCACCGCTGCCGCTCCGACTTCTGAAGCTAATCCGCGTGAGACCACCTTCGGTCGGCTCAACGCTGCCTACAAGGCTGCCGAGAGCAAGGGCGACCTGAAGGGCATGGAAACCATCATGAAGAACATCAAGCGGCTCAACGAGCTGCCGAGTTCTTCTGGTGCGGCCAAGCCTGTTGCGAAGCCCGCTGTGAAAGCTGCTCCGAAACCGGCAGTGGCGGATACGGCTGCTCCCAAGAATTATGGACTGCCCGAGGGTGGCTACGCTCCGAAGCCGAAGAGCACCCTGCCTGCCCTGCCTGACCGGGTCGAGAACGAAGCGCTTGAGGTCGACCCCGAGGTCGATGAAGACGCTTATCGCGCACGCGGTACGTTCATCGGCGCTGTTGGTGGGTTGGTCCCGGAGATGGACGAAGAGGCCATCCCGGTTACTCCCGCAAGTTACCAAGAGCCGGTGGCCGAGGCCCCGGTTGATGAAGACCCCAACACAGTCGCCCGCGATATGTCAGACATGGCGATGCCGGGTTACGCGGCTGCGTTCCGTCGCGCGTCGCAGGAGCTCTCGCCCCCGTCTGGCGTGCCGGATGAAGCCGAGACCAATGCACGCACAGCCTCTTTCCTGCGCGGCGATAACGCTGCGAAGGACGAGGAGGTCAAGGCGATTGACGCCATCATCGACCCGCAGAACCGTCTGCCTCCGCAGGCGAAGTCGGCTGCCCGCGTCGCGGCAATCTGGAAGTACTACTCGGAGCGCGGTGAGGAAGGTAAGGCTGAAGACCTCATCAACCGCCTGGCTGCCTATGACCGTCGCAACTCGCAGACGCGCGGTATGCTGGCCATGCAGGCGTTCGAGGACGGCAATCTCCCCGCCGCCGCGAAGATCATCAAGGACACCTACGAGCAGGATCTGCCCGGCGCAGACCTGATCCAGCCCGCCGTTCTCCAGAACGGCAACATCAAGGCTGACGTCATCCGCGATGGCCAGGTGGTCGAGAGCGTCGAGGCGACGCCGCAGGAGTTCAAGGGCCTCATCCAGCAGGTGGCGTCCGGCCAGGCTCACTCGCAGCAGTCGCTCAATCTCATCACCCAGTGGGAAAGCAACCGCAAGGCGGCGAAGACCCGTGCGCAGGGTGGTGGCAGCTCCGGCCCGGCCATCGACGACGACATCAAGCGTGGGCTCCTGACGACCCGTCGCGCCTACGCGCAGGCTCTTGCTGACCGGGACGACAGCCCTGAGTGGCAGGAGTACTTCGAGAAGGTGAAGGGTGCGGTGCAGGCGCAGGAAGACCGCGCCATTGCCTACGCTGACAAGGTCGGCGGCAAGGATCGCGACAAGGTGCTTCGCGCCCTTGGCGTTGGCAACGTGCCGACGGCAGCGACCGTGCCCAGCCCGAACAAGGGTGGCGGCAGGCTCAACCAGCCGAACGTGCCGACGAAGAAGAACAAGAAGGGCGAGGACGAGGTCGACGAGGTCGAAGTCCTGCGCCGTCGCATCCAGAACGCGGACATCCTCGAGCAGTTCGGCGTGCCGATTGACGAGAACGGCAAGGCGACCGTCCAGCGTGACCCGTCCTACAAGGCGACGAAGGAAGAGCAGGAAGCTGCTCGCAAGACCATCGAGCCTCTGCGCCAGCGTCTGAAGCTCGAGTACGCCAAGAAGGTTTACGATGAGGTCGAGGACAGCCCCGGCTACAAGGAAAACTATTCTGCTCGCAAGTCCGAGAACGAAGACGCTCTGAACGAGTATCTCGGCGTGACGAGCCCGGAAGATCTGGCTCTCAAGCGCAACAAGGGTGAAGCGAACGATCCGCGTCTCGACAAGACGCCGGAGCGCCGTGAGTACCTGCGCATGATGGATATGATCCGCCGCAAGAACGACAACGTCGACGGGGTGGACATCGCCAAGTTCATCGACGGTATCGCCCGCGACGGCGAGTACCGGCTCGAGGTCGACGCCAAGGGTCGCGTCGTCTATGGCGGCAAGCGCTTGTTCGTCAACGACGAGACGCTCGAAGGCATCGCTCGCCTGCGCAACAAGTACAAGGCCGAGGCTTCCAAGCCGAAGGAGCCGCCGAAGCCTAGTACGACGCGCCGTATCATTGACGCTCTCGATCCGTCACCGCTGATCGAGAAGGGCAACAAGAACCTGCAGGTCAAGGACGCACAGGGGAACGACATCAACATCCTCTCGGTCCCAGGTCGCATGATCGACGCGCTGGGCCAGAAGCGGATCACCGTTCCGATCCCCGAAGACACGACCCCGGCCCAGGCACGACCGCCTATGTACGCCCCGCAGAACGACCCGCGTGGTCGCTTCGGTTCCGGCAAGCGTGCGCTCCCTGTTGATTAAAGTCCTTCGAGGCTTCCATGGCTGATGATGATCTCTCCGTCCTCTTCGAAACGTTTGAGGGTTCGAAGCCTCCTCGTGAGGTAGCGGAGAACGAGCGGGACACGACCTGGGGCGATTATGGTCGCGCCCTGGGTATCGGTGCGCTCAACGTCGGCGCTGGTATCGCTGCTGCCACCGAATACCTGACTGATGGGGCGGTTGGCGGAGAGACACGGCGAACCTTCAAGGAGCTCGCCGACGAGCAGATGAAGGAGACCTCGCCCGCCTTCCAGCGTGCAGCAGGTGCCGCCTTCCTACCTGAGACCGTTGATGACCTTAGCATCTGGGACGTCGGCATCGGTCGAGCCCTTGCGGCTAAGTCAACCCTGGCTGCTCCGTCTCTGGCCGCGACAGTCGCATCCGTCATGCCGGTCAGCTTGGGACTACGCCTGCTGGGCGTTGGCGCTGCAGCTCGTGCTCCCCTTGTTGGCGCTGCCGCAAAAGGCTCTGCCGCTCTCCAGAACGCTGGCGACGTCGCTGGTCAGATCTATGAGAACGTAGAGAAGCTCGACCACGACACTCTGATGCAGAGTGAGAAATACCGCAGCTACATCGAGGCTGGTGACAGCCAGGAAGTAGCCAAGGAGAAGTTCCGCAAGGACGCGGTCGGCTACGCTCCGATCATCGCGGGTGCCATCACCTACATGACGGGGGGCCTCGAAGGCCAGCTCGGTCGGCGCATCGGTGGTGAAGCAGCCAAAGGCATCATCAAGGGTGCAAAGCGCGGCGCTGCAACCGAAGCCCTGCAGGAAGCCCTCGAAAGTGGGTCCGGCGAAGTACTCACTCAGGACGCTCTGGTCAGCGAAGGCATCGGCCAGCGCAACTGGATCAAGGCTCTCAACGCTGCCATTGAAGGTGGTGTGGTTGGTGGCGTGCTCGGTGCAGCCGGTGGTGCTCTTGGCGGTATCGGCAAGACCGACGCTGGTCCGCTCGACCCGGCCACGAAGTTCGCACTCGATCAGAAGCAGCAGGATGAGGCAGCTCCTCCGCCGCCTGCACCGCCAGCGAGCACCGCTGCTCCGGTTACTCCCGGAGTAACGCCAACTCCCCCGACTGAGGCACCACCCGCTGGCGAGGCAGCTCCTCCCGCACCGCCCGCACCCCCACGGGCTTACAACTATTTCTACAAGATGGCTCTGGATCGCTTCGCGAAACAGGGCATCGAGCTCTCGCCAGAGATGGCCGATGAGCTGTCGACGCGCGTCACCGAGATGCTCAAGACGACGTCGGGTCGCGACAACCCGGCCCGGTTCGCTGCGTTCAACGCCATCACGTCTGACATCGCCAATCGCGCCAAGCCAGCCGTTACTCCGGCTCCTGCCGCTCCGCCCGTCCAGACCCAGCAGCAGGCTGATGAAGCTGCGATGCAGGCAGGTGTGGAAGCGCTTGATGGTCCGGTGCCTGAGCGCCCTCGCACACTGCAAGAGCAGGTCAAGATGCTCACGACTGGCGACCGCCAGGCCGTGTACATTCCGTTCACGACGCCCGAAGCCGAGCGCCCGAAGAAGCCCAAGGGCATCGAGAAGGTGTTCGTCAAGAATGGCATCGTCTACTACAACCCCGCACGCTTGAAGCCTGCCTACATCCGCAAGGCTGACGCTGCTGATCGCCTTAACGACATCCTCCCGATGGGCGCGACGCCGCAGTTCGAGGCGGTCAAAGCTGTCAAGGAACGCGGCGCTGATCCCAAGGTCGTGCAGGTTCTCAAGGACGGCATTTCTGTTCTGGACGCTGCATCGTCCAGTGAGACCGTTGCGCAGGACGTGCAGCAGATCGCGGCACAAGCTCCGGCTGATACGCAAGTCGTCGTGCGCGATGACCCTCAAGCCGTGCTCCAGGAGCGCATCGAGGGTCGCGAACAGGATCTTGCAGAGCAACGTGGTCCGAAGATTGCGCCAAAGACGGGCCGCATCCTCGAGGCTGTGACGAACAAGGCCAATCAGAAGGCCACGAACAAGGCCATCCAGAAGAACCTGAAGGAGGCGGAAGCCGAGCCAAAGGCTCCTCGCACCTTCAAGGACAACGAAGAGAAGGCGAAGCGCGAAGCTGACAACGCTACCGCGAAGGAACTCTTCCAGAAGTGGGTGCCGGAGAACACGTCGTTCCCGCAGACGGACGCAGAGCGCCAGGCACTTTTCGACCGCCTCGACGGTATGCTCAAGGAAGCTAAGGAGCGTGGCGTCAAGATCCTTGGCAAGGTGCTGGGTGACACGGTGAGCGGTGAGCTCGCCTACCTCACCGAGGCGCGTGCGCTTCGCACCGAGATGAAGACCAATAAGAAGAAGGTCAGCGATGATCGCATCCTGACGTTCTTGGGGCGCGAGCTGGCCATCAAGAAGGGCGAGGTCGACGAGGTTAAGTCGGAGCGCCGCTCTGAAGGTGAGATGGCGAGCCGCCAGGACCAGGGCGACGTCGACGCCAAAGCCGACCTGACGGAAGACGCAACGCCTGAAGATGCGCTCATCGCAAAGCAGGAAGCCGAGGACGAGATCGTCCTGCGCGACGAGAAGGAAGTCGTCGAGAACGCGAACGAGCGCGAGAGCATCTTTGACCGCGCGCGTCGTGAGGCGCTTGAGCGCAACAAAGACAAGATCGACAAGATCAGGGCGCTTGCCAATGACGCGGCAGCTACCGAGGGCGAGCGCGCTGCAGCGCAGGACGCTGTTCGCCGTATCGAAGAGGGCGGCAGCGCCGATCTGATTGAGAAGATCGTCGCGGCTTCCGTCGTCAAGGGCGAGAACAAGGAAGGCAAGTTCAAGGTCGAGAGCAAGCGCAAGATCGAGGGCCTGCGCCCGAAGGTCGAGGGCAAGATCGCCCTGACGAAGAAGGCTTCGACGCCCGAGATCAAAAAATCGGTACGCCGCACCATCGAAGGGTTCAACCCTGACCGGGCTCCAGAACAGATCTACCGGTCGCGCCGCCGTGCACCGACGGAAGCACAAGCGCGGGCGCTCGCCGAAGAGAATGGGATCGACTTCGATCTGATCCTCGGCGGGTTGCCGTACACCAAGGACGACGGCTTCCAACTGCAGGATGGCCTGGCTGGTTGGAACACGCTCACCAACGAGCAGAAGGCGCTGTTTGACAACAACGCTCTCGAGTACATGGCAGCTATGTCGGAGGAGGATTTCGCCGACAACGCGCGCGGTGGTCTGAACCCAGTCACCTGGCTCAATAACAAGTTCAAACGTTGGGACGCTCTGTCGGCTGCACAGCGGGCGCAGTTCGACGACGGCTTCATTCAGTTCCTTTATAACGAGAACCCGGACCCCTTCGGCGGTCCCTCGATGACGCGGGAAGAGGCCATCAACAATGGCATACTTCCTGGTCGTAATGGGGAGATGTTCCAAGCTCTCCAGGTCTCGACCATCAAAGAGATGAAGAGGTTCATGATGAACCTCGACAAAATCGAGAACCCGGTACTTCGGGAAGTAATGAAGTTTGTTTGGGAGCGCATCGACGCGCGCATCCCGAACATGAAGGTTCTGATCCTGGACGAGGCGGACGTTTTGAGCTTCGCAAAGAACGCCGATGCGTTCTACTCTCGTGCAGGGACGACAGACTTTATTGTCCTGTCAGCACAGAAACTGGCCGACCCGTTCCACACGACTGCGGTGCTGACGCACGAAGCCATGCACGGCCTGACTTCCATCGCGCTCGACAACGACCAGCAGTTCTTCGGGACGCTTAAAGCTATCGCGGACGAAGTGCGCTCGGTCATTGGCGGCAAGCGCATGAGCGACCTGCTCGGCGTCACGCTCGAGGAGCGTGAGAACCCGCTGCTCACTGAGCAGTATGGTTTCACCGACATGCACGAGTTCGTGGCTGAAGCCTTCTCGAACCCCATGTTCCAGAAGATGCTCTCCGAGATCCAGATCTCGGACAAGCTGGCCAAGCAGCTCGGGATGCAGAGTTGGTCGGCGCGTTCGCTGTGGGATGCCATGGTCAACGCGGTGCGCAAGCTCCTGAACATGCCCCCGAACACCTTCACGGCGCTCGAGGGTGTTATGCGCGTGACCAAGGACGTGATGGCCGCGCAGCG